GCATGACTTCGAGGTCGCCTGGCTCGTCGAGGAGCTGGCGAAGACAGGCGTCAGCATCACGCCCGAGGATCTCCTCGCCACCCCGCAGGTGGAGACCGCCACCACGCAGATGGCCAGCAGCGCCCCGCAAGGCGCCGGGTTCCTCAAGGACGACCCGCGCACCGGCAGGCTAGTCGCTGACGCGCACTCGATACTCGAGGACCAGATCAGCAGCTACTGGCAGTCCCTCACGGACCCCGAGCTGCTCGCCAGGCGCCTCGTGCGGCAGAAGGCTCAGGGCGTCCCGTACGTCGAGGCCGCCCGGCAGATCAGCAGGGAGTACGGCACCGAGTTCTACCGGGCAGAGCGCCTCGTGCGCAGCGCGTTCAACACGGCTACCAACCACGCGCACCTAGAAGCAATCCTCGAAGCTGGGTTCCCTAACAAGCGCTGGCTCACCAGCAGAGACGCGCGCGTTCGCCGCCCCACGCCCAGCAGCCCCTTCGACCACGCCAGCGCCGAGGGCCAGACCGTGCCCGTCGACAAACCGTTCATCGTGTCAGGCGAGCCGCTCATGTTCCCAGGCGACTCGAGCCGCGGGGCATCCATCGGTAACGTGGTGAACTGCTTCCCTGGGTCTGTGCAGGTCGAGTTCCCGCAGTTAGAAGGGGCCTTCAGGAGCTGGTACGACGGCGACCTGATCGAGGTCACCACGGCCACCGGCCACGTGCTCGCCGGTACCCCGAATCACCCGGTAATGACCGGGGAAGGATGGCAGCAGCTGCGTGCGGTGAATCCAGGCGACCACCTCGTCCGCCACATTCGGGACGAGGAGCCGGGTCTTCGGACTAACCCAGACGAAGATGATGCTCCACCCACTCTCCATGAGGCGTTCAGCGCGGCGCTTGACGGAGGGCACCTTGAGCGGGTTCGTGGAATGGACATGGACTTCCACGGCGAAGGGCGGACTGGCCAAGTCGATGTTGTACGTCCCAACCGCGAGCTGATGCTTAGTGGCGAGCCCCCGTTCGTGCAAGAGGATCTGCATCTCCATCTCGAGCGTTCCGGCCACGCCCTTGGTTCGCTCCTTACCCCTCGCTATGGCCATTCGGCCGCGAGTGCTGTGACCCGGTCCTCCGCGGCGGGCAGCGTGGGCGGCAGCGACCAACCGCTTCCGCTCGGCGGTAGGGGTAGAAGCCATTCGGGCGAACATGGCGGCGCTTCGGCCGCGGATCGTCACGCCCTCGTCCAAGAGGCGACGCCGGATGACTTGCCGAGAGTAGCCGTACCGCTCCGCAAGGGCCTTCTCGCTGACGCCATCGTTGTAGAGCTCGACCAACTCGTCGACAGGCACGTCGACGCGGCGGCTCTCCACGATTCGCCCGGCCTTAGTGATCACGACCCCCGCGGCCCGCAGGCCTCTACTGAGTCGGTGCCGGTCGATGCCGAGGTCCTTGGCGATGCTGGTGACAGACTCCCCGAGGGCGTAGCGCTCGACTGCGTCGCTCAGGTGAGGCGGGTGAGGTTCCGTGGACACGTCTACAACCTCCAGACTGAGTCCGGCTGGTACTTGGCTGCCGGGTTCTTGGTGCACAACTGCCGCTGTACTGTTATAGGTGTAGATTAGCCGATAGCCTAGACGCTCCGCGCTGGACGCGCTACACTCTGACTAGCTAGTTCTGGCCCTCCGGGCCGCAGTAAGTACTGACTGCACCCGGAGGGCTTGTCATTTCTCGACGCCATACCAACCTGCTGAGGACCCGCGCCGCCGTCGCTAACCCGCCGGCGGAGCTGCGCCGCGTTGACCTCACCGTCCGCGCCGGAGCTGGTGACACGCTCCTCCTCAGGGCCAGCAACGACACCCTAGCCGACCACTACGGCACCGTCATCACCGCCGAAGCGCTCCTCAGGGACTGGTGGGCCGGGTACCAGCAGCACAGGACGGTCTCGCTGCAGCACAACCTCCAAGAGCTCCGTGGCGTGGAGGGCCGCGAGAACATCGGCCGCGCCACCCGCGTGGACTTCACCCCGCAGCTCGAGGTAGAGGTCCAGGTCCTCGACCCGCAGGTGATGGTCCTCGTGCAGTCCGGCAAGATCAACTCGGCCAGCCTGGAGTTCGTGCCGGTCGAGACCGAGCGCCGCGCGTACGCAGGCGCTGACGAAGCCGAGGTCTACCACCGCCTGAGCCCCGAGCCCGAGCACACCGGCCTATCCCTCGTGGACGTGCCTGGCGTGCCTGGCGCTGACCTGCTGAGCGTCCGCACCCTGCCCGCACTGTGGGCGTTCGCCGTCGTCGACCCGCTGGTCCTCAACGGTGAGATCACTGACCCTGAACAAGTCCGCCAGCTCGCCTGGCTACCGCACCACGACACCCGCAGCCACTCTGTGGACGAAACCCAGCTCCGGCGCGCGCTTGAGGATCTCGAAGCCGGCCGCATAACCATCCCGCCCTTCGCCAGCCTCACAGCTGGCCAGGTGGCGGATAGGGCACGCGCTCACCTCGAGCGGCACACGCAACTCGGCCTGGGACGGTCCCAGCGCGCGAGACCCCAGAAGGAGGGGACTGTGAACGAATGGATCCGGGCCCGAACGGCCCAACTCGTAGCTGAGGGCGTAACCCAGGCGGAAGCGGAGAAGCAGGCTAAGGCCGCCTTCGCCGCGCTCTCGCCTGAGGTCCGCGCCCGCATCGAAGGCACCGAGGGTGACGACGGCCAGCCGGCCGACGAGCGCTCCGGCGGCCTCCTGGCGCGCCTCCTCGGCCGCCGCAACCTCACCATCGTGGCCAGCGACGACGAACCCCAGGTGGGTGACCTCGTCGAGCTGCGCTCCACGACCGAGGAAGCCGACGAGGACACCGAGGACGCTGTCGCGGCCGAGGGCCTCGACGAGCGCATCGACGAGCGCGTGCAGGCACGCCTCGCCGAGATCGCGCGCCAGCCGGAGAACCCCATGGCCGCCATCGCGTCCGGGATTCGCGTCCGCAGCAACAAGCTCGAGCCCGAGCAGCTCCTCACCGAGGTCATGACCCGGACGGTCTTCAAGCAGCTCCGGCAGCAGGAGATCACCGCCAAGGACCGCCAGGAGCTCGACAGCCTCCTGAAGGACCACGGCATCAGCGAGCGCGCGCTCACCATCGAAGGTAACGGCACCGTCATCTTCGAGGAGCTCGCCCGCCAGTTCGTGGTGAAGCCCAGCCCGGACATCGTCTTCCGGAACCACTTCCGCACCCTGCCCATGGCCGGGACGAAGAAGGTGGACTTCCCGCGCTTCGACCGGCAGGGTCTCGGGTTCCAGTGGAACCGCCCCAGCCAGGGCGGCAGCACGTCGGCGATCACCCCGACCGACCCGACGCTGGACACGTTCCCCATCGAGGTGAGCGAGCTGGTTGGCGCCACCGTCGTGGCGGACTCGTTCCTGCACTTCAACGCCAGCGGTGCTCGGTTCGTGAGCGAGTACCTGCTGCCGGAGTTCCGCGGCGCCGCGCAGGCCGCGGAGGACGCCGCCTTCTGGCTCGGTAACGGCAGCCACCCGGCGCCCGCCACCTTCCGGGGCTTCCGGACCATGACCGGCGTCACCGAGGCGCACCCCGTCACGGGCAGCGCCACCGGCGTGCAGTTCAGCGAGGACGTGCTCAACAACATGCTCCGCGCCATGCCCGCCGCGTTCCGCAGCAACCCCAGCCGCCTCGCGTACTACCTGCCGCTCGCCAGGGCTGATGACTTCGCGGAGATTCGCGCAGCGCGCGCCACCGCCCTCGGCGACCAGTACGCGCAGGACCGCAGCACCGTCCCCGGCCCCGTCGCCATCGGCCGTTACCGCGGCATCGACGTCTACGGCATCGCTCAGTTGCCCGACGACGAGATCTTCGACCAGGACGGCAGCGTGGAGTCCGGCACGGGCTACCTCGTGCACCGCGACTTCGTCAGCATCGGCGACGGCCTCACCCTGCGCATCGAAGCGCACCGCCAGCCCGGCTTCGTTAGCCGCATCGAGCTGCAGGAGTTCGTCGGCCTCGGTTACGAGTGGCCCACCGCGGTCGTGCGTCACCAGGGCATCCAGGCGAAGGCTAGCTCCTAAGCATGGCTGGCGTTCCCAAGGTCACCACGCAGGCCGGGAAGGGAGGCGCTGAGCTGCAGCAGCTCGGCGCCCAAGCCCGGTACGTGCAGGACGCCATCGGCCAAGACGGCGCGCCCGTCAAGGCCGTCGCCGGCGTCAAGGCGAGTGGGACCATCACGGTCAGCAACAACGCCAACGTGTCCGCCACCGACACCGTCACTGTCGGCGCCACCGTGCTGGAGTTCGTGGCGTCCGACCCGGCAGCGGGCGAGGTCGAGATCGGCTCTGACGCTGGCGAGACGAGGGATAACCTCCTCGCTGCCCTGCAGGCCGTAGCAGCGGCCGAGGGCGTGGCCGTGGCGGCCAGCAGCACAGCCGCCATCACCGTCACCGCCCTGGCGGAAGGCACCGCCGGCAACAGCATCGCGCTGGCTAAGGACTGTGACGGCGTCACCGTTACCGGGTCCGGGACGCTGGCTAGCGGCGTGAACCGCGTGCTCGGCACCGCCGCGCCCGCTGGCGCTGTCCGCGTGGACGGCACGGACGCGTACATCGCACTGGCCGACTGCACCGTGGACGACACGAGCGGTTGGTACAAGCTCACGGTGGGGAGTGCCATATGAGCACGAAGAAGGCCCCCGCCAAGAAGGCCAAGCCCAAGGCCGCCGCCGCGAAGCCGGCCGCTACCACTGAGACCCCTGCCGAGGCTCCGGTGGCCGCCCAGCCGGCCCCTAGCCACGTGCTCGTGCGTGTCGGGCCGGCCAGCAGCGCTGGCCGCATCATGCTCGGTCAGACCGTCTACGACGGCCTCACGCCGCGCCGCATGGCCCGCGCAGACTACGAGCGCCTCAAGGACCGCTACGACCTGCAGGTGGTGGAGGCGGACTAATGCCCGGCTGGTTGGATCCCTATGTCGTGCTGCCGCTGGCGGGTTACGCCCCGCCAGTGCAGCCAGCGCCTCCGGCTGACCCGGTGCCCCTCCCAGGGAACCAAGCGGCCGCGTTGGCGTTCGCGGAGCAGGTCATCGAGACCCGCACTCGCATCAGCACGTGGGGCACCGCCACCAGCGAGACCCTCAAGGTCAGCCTGCAGGCGGCCACATACCTCCTGCGCCTCCCGCGCGACACCATCAGCGTGGAGGACGTGAGCCCGGCCAT